ATTTTCTTTACACCCGCGCTAAAAAAACAAAGGGGGGGGTATAATTTAAAAAATTTACATAGATTTGTATAAACAGCACCAAATGATTCAAAAAATAAAAATATCAGAGGTTAAGGCAAACCCTAGCAACCCACGCACAATTAAGGACGACAAATTTAATAAGCTCGTTCAATCAATTAAAGACTTTCCGCAAATGTTAGAACTGCGGCCCATCGTTGTTAATGACGATATGATTGTGCTTGGTGGTAATATGAGATTGAAGGCTTGCAAAGAAGCAGGATTAAAAGAGGTTTCAATAATTAAAGCATCCGAATTAACACCAGAGCAACAAGCGGAGTTTATAGTAAAAGATAATATTGGATTTGGCGAATGGGATTATGAATTACTATTAAACGCTTACGATTCTTCAGAGTTGGAAGCGTGGGGCTTGGACCTGCCGGATTTGCCAGAAAAAGAATTGGAAGCTGAAGAGGATGACTTTGCGATTCCAGAAGGTGGAATTGAAACGGATATTGTGTTGGGTGATTTGTTTGAGATAGGTGAACACCGATTATTGTGTGGGGATTCAACGGATAGCGATGCGGTTGCAAGGTTGATGGATGGGCAGAAAGCGGACATGGTTTTTACCGACCCCCCTTATGGAGTAGATTATGAAGGTGGTGCAATGACAAAAAGGACAAAACTTGACAACGACCAAAAAAATACAAATATTTATCAAGAAGTATTGCCAAACATAATTTTATTTACAAACGACAAAGCCCCAATGTATATTTGGCACGCTGCGGGATATGCCGATATGGCTTCGCACTTATGGGATAACAACATTGAAATAAGAAGTCAAATTGTATGGAATAAAAATATGGCTCAATTTGGGGCGTTATCTGCCCAATATAAACAAAAGCACGAACCTTGTTTTTATTGTTTCAAAAAAGGCAATGCACCTTTTTGGTATGGACCAACAAATGAAGTTACCGTGTGGGATGTAAGTAGGGAATCAAAAAATGAATTTCACCCTACGCAAAAACCAATCGAACTTCCATCAAGGGCATTAAACAACAGTAGTAAAAAAGGCGATTGCATTATGGATTTGTTTTTAGGTAGCGGCTCTACAATGGTAGCAGCCCACCAACTCAAACGCAAATGTTATGGCATGGAACTTGACCCAAAATATTGCCAAGTGATTGTGGACCGAATGAAAAAATTAGATACCCAATTAATTGTTAAAAAGAACGGAGTGGAAATATGAGAGGCGTAAAACCATTACCAACGGCAATTAAAGAACTGCGCGGAACTATTGAAAAATCCCGAGTGCTTCCAAACGAAATGACGGTTACAATAAATAAGGAAATACCAGAGGCTCCAGAGGATTTAAACGCCGAGGGCAAAAAGTTATGGAATGAGGTTTGCCATGAATTGAAAAACAATAACCTACTGGCAAATGTAGACTTGGGATTAGTAGAGGCCTATTGTGCAGAACTGGCCCAATATAAAGAAGCCGTAAGGCAAATTAAAAAAACAAGCCCGTTAATCAAAAGCCCGTCGGGTTATGCCATGGTAAGCCCTTGGCAAACTATACGCAGACAGTCATTAAAGGCGGCGATGGATTTAGGTCAGCTATTCGGAGTGACGCCAAGCGCTCGAACCAGAATAGGAACCAATGGGCCAAAAGCCACCAGTAAACTAGAACTATTACAAAAATCTAAAATAGCATGAAAAAGAAAATTGAAACAACCGAGCCAGTCGAAGTAACGGCAGGCGTAACCTTTAGAGTTGAGCCAAGCGGTTTGCATTTTATCGTTAGCCGTAACCAAGGCAGCGGATTTAAGCCTTGCGGAAAGGACGGGCTTTGGAGCGAAACGCCGCACCTTTACAGAAACCAATACCTAGCACAGTTAGCTTTAGATTTTTTCTTTGCGAATAGCTGAGCAATATATTGACGACGTAGTGAGTGGGCGCGTAGTTGTGTGCGAACACGTGCGCAACGCGGTGAATAGGTATCTAATAGATCGCGGGAACGGTTGGGGTTTTTCCGAGAATTACGCGCAGCACGCTATCGACTTTATAGAACAGCTCGAGCACAGCACGGGCGACTATGCGGGCAAGCCGTTTAAGTTGGAAGGGTGGCAGGCTTTTATCGTTTGGAATTTGTTTGGCTTTTTAAACACCGACGGCTCGCGAAGATTTACGCGGGCTTATGTGGAGGTTCCCCGAAAAAATGGGAAATCTACTTTCTCGAGTGCGGTTATGCTTTACGGCTTAATGGCCGACGGGGAAAGTGCAGCGCAGGTTTATAGCGCAGCTACAAAGTTAGATCAGGCAATGATGGTATTTGCGGAGTCGGTCCGCGTTTGCCAAAATGTCGACTGGCTCGCCGAGGCGTTGACTGTCAACAACTCTGTAAACAATAGGCGCATATTGTACGGCCAAAGTATCTACAAGCCCCTAGAGTGGAACCCAAGCAAACAGGATGGACTAAATACTCACTTTGCAGTTATTGACGAATACCACGCGCACCCAAACGATGAGCTTTATAATGTATTGCGCAACTCGATGGGGGCTAGGAGGCAACCGTTGTTATTTACAATTACGACGGCGGGCTTTAATCGTGAGTCGCCTTGTTATAAGCATAGGAATTACTGCGCCTCGGTTTTATCTGGGGCTATTGTAGACGATGCTTTATTTTCGGTAATCTATACGCTAGACGAAGGCGACGACTGGACCGACTCAGCCAACTGGGCCAAGGCTAACCCTAATTGGGGGGTTTCGGTTTATCCGCGTCAGTTAGAGCAAGCGCTTACCGAGGCAAAGGAATTTGTACACAAAGAAGTTGAATTTAAAACTAAGTTGTTAAATGTGTGGACCGACACCGCGCTAACTTGGATAAATGACTCTACTTGGATGGAGTGCGCCGAGTTGCAAAAACTAGACGGGATTTGTTACGGCGGATTAGATTTGGCGAGCACAGGAGACTTTTGCGCGTTTACTTTGTACTGGCCCGAGTGTTCAGCTATTCGCACTTGGTATTTTTTGCCAAGCGAGGCAGCCTACAAAAGAAAGGATGCGGCAGGGGCAAGTATTAGGCAATGGATTGCAGACGGCCAGATAATTGCAACCGAGGGCAACGTAACGGATTATAATTTTATTAAGGCGCAGATAGTAGAACTTGCGCAGGAGTTTGAAATTAAAGACATCGCTTACGATCGCTTTAACGCTTCGCAGCTTGTAATTGATTTACAAAACGAGGGCTTGCAAATGTATCCCTTCGGGCAGGGCTTCATATCAATGAGCAGCCCAACTAAGGAACTGGAGCGACTAGTAAAGGACGGCAGACTTAAACACGATGGCAACCCAGTTACCCGTTGGATGATGGGTAACGTATTACTAGCAAGCGACCCAGCGGGCAATATTAAAATTAACAAAGCCAAGAGCGGCGATAAGGTCGACGGGCCTGTATCTATTGTAATGGCATTGGGCACGGCTATGCAAGACGCTGCCAAAGAAAAAGAAACAGACTTTTGGTTTATAAGCTTATGAGATTCGTTGACGACTTCATGAATAAGTACTATTTTAACCTGCCTAAGTTTCGGACTTATGAGGACGCCTACAACGCAACGGAGGCCGAGTATCTGGAAAGGTACGGAGTAACGCGCTATAAAAACTACGACGTATTTCGCTCGGCTCTTTGTAGGTGGCTAGCCCAAGGTAGGAATAAATAAGATTTGTTAACACGGCAAAATTTAAGCAGTTGTAATTTGCACCGATGAATTTAAGATTCTGGGAAAGGAAAACAGAAAAAAGGTCGATGCTATCGCAACCTGCCGACTGGTTTGTTAATACCTTAAACAATGTATTCGGCTACCAAACTAAAAGCGGGCAGGCGGTAAATAATACAACGGCTTTGTCTATTGCGTCGGTGCACGCTTGCGTCAGGGTAATTGCGGACGGGATAGCAGGGTTAGGCCTAAAGTTGTATAAAGACGATGGGCAGAACAGAGACCAAATTATAATCCACTACGCCACAGCTTTAACTAACGAGCCCAACGCTTACCAAACTAAATACGATTTTACAAAGTACATGACTAGCCACTTAGCTTTAACTGGCAACGCTTACGCTTTTATTAATCGCGATGTTAGGAATATCGGTATAGAGTTGCACCCAATCGCGCCGCAGTACGTTACCCCTGTTATGCAGGACGGCCTTTTATTCTACAAGACTACACTCGCAGGATACCCTCCAATGATACCAGCAACGGAAATGCTACACTTTAAAGGAATGTGTGGCGATAATCCGCTAATCGGTTTAAGCCCTGTCGTATTGCACGCCGAAACCTTAGGTATAGACTTGGCAGCAATAAGCCAGAGCGCAGGAGTTTATAAAAATGGGGTATTGAAATTTTTGTTAACTTCAGACTCACAAATTAAAATAGACCAAGCGGGGCCTTTGAAAAAATCCCTCGACGATGTTATAGACGGGGCCAGCCGTAGCGCTGTTATGCCCAATGGCATTAAGATGGAAAAATTAAGCCTAAGCCCTGAAGAGGCGCAGTATTTGGAGACTCGTAAATTCAGCAGCGAGGAAATTGCGCGAATCTTTGGAGTGCCCGCTTCAATGATTGGAGCTAGCGCAGGGATAAAGTCCAGCGTCGAGCAGGAGTACCAAGATTTTTACGCGCGGACTTTGATGAGCTACGCAATTAACATTGAGCAGGAACTAGCCCGCAAGTTGTTAACAGAAAATGACAAGCTAACTTATTACTTTAAATTTAATTTTAACTCACTTTTGAGAGCCTCCGCTAACGAGCGAGCAGACTATTATAATAAAGGCATCCGCGGCGGCTGGCTTTCTAGAAACGAGGCAAGACTTTACGAGGACGTGAACGGTTTTAACGGCGGCGACGAGTATTTAATCGAAGCCAACTTAATGCCTAGCAGTCAGATTAACCAGTATATGGACGCGAAGATTGCAAACCTTATGGCTACGGCAGATAAAAACAATAACCCCGAGGGCGTAAATAATTTAGAAAATAATTAAAATGAAACAAGAGAGGCGCACAATTACGGGCAGCGTTCACACCAGAGCAGACGGCGAAGGTATGCCTAAAGAAGTCGGCGGTATTGCTGCCGTTGTCAATTCAGTTACTGACCTTGGATATTTCGAGGAGGTTATAATGACTGGAGCTTTTGACAACGCTTTAAGTAAAGACTACGATATTCGTTGTTTATTTAATCACGAAGCCGATTTAATTTTAGGCCGCACAAAGGCAGACACTTGCAGAGTGTTTGTAAATGGTGACGGAAATTTAGAGTATACTTGGATACCAGATTACGAGAACCCTACGCACATGTCAGTAGTTAGATCTATTATGCGCGGAGACATTACGCAAAGCTCATTTGCTTTTACAATTAAAGAGCAGAACTGGAGCGAGTCAGAAAAATACGGCAGCATGGGCAAGCGTTCAATTACAATGATTGAAAGCCTTTATGATGTTAGCCCCGTTACTTATCCTGCTTATGAAGATACAGAGGCAGACGCTCGCAGCATCGCAGCAATAAGAGACCAAGAGCTAGAAATTGAAGCCGCAAAACAAAGCCAAGTCAGCGCGGATATTTTAAAACTTGCTTTAGCCAGATACACAAACTATTAAAAAAAACAAAAATCATGAATAAAATTAAAGCCCTAAAAGAAGAGCGTGGACGTTTGCTCGGCGAATTGTCTACCTTGCAGTCAACTATCGAGCGCGAAGCGCGTTCTATGGCTGACACTGAAACTAACCGCTTAA